CAACCACCATATCGTACATATACACCGTTACGTGCCACACACAGCTAAACGTGTTTAGTTGCGCGCGTACTGAGTAGCCCCCATCCACCACAAACTCAACCACAGCATCCGTCCCCAAGGGCTCATGTTTCTTCTCTTTCTTAACCCAATTAAGCACTTTCAGAATCGACCGCTTTTTTAGCCCGTGTACGCTTTGGCGCGGCAACCTTGGCTTGATACGCTTCCTTATCATGCGGGTTTAAATTCTCCCACGCCAAAATAGCCGACACAGGCCTCGGCTCACCACAAACATCGCACTCCCTCAAAAACAAATTCGGATTAACAAACCCCTTATTCAACACGCCGCCATTCGCTGTCGCACAACCAATACAAATAACCTGAATCTTAGACATCTATAACTTCTCCTTTTTCTTGCTTAACCGATCCTAAATCAATGTTTATGTTTATCTGAGTCTTACTACCAGTATCCTCCATACCACCATGACCTGTAAACTTCATTTTATTACTAACCATACTTGCCAACGCCCCCGACACCCGAGAGTCCCCCTCCTCAAATCGCTGCATCAACGACTGCAACACCTCCTCAAACTGCCCCGCCGCAATTTTTGCATCCAACATTACCGCCTTCACATACGTCTTGTGAACACTCACCACAACCTCTTCAATATGCGGCTTTTTTAACCACGTCGCCGCCACTCGCTTATCAACCCCAGCTGCTTTCGCCGCCTTGTCCGGGTCCAACGTCTTCTTATACTCCTCTAAAAAAGCAATTTGGGCCATCGTATACGCATAATGCTCCGGTATTTGTACCGGGTTATTCCGATCCGCTACCAACTCCACCGGTGGATTATCCTTATCCACATCCTTAAATTTCTTTTTTACACGAGCCATAACGTCCTTATCTATTTTTTTATTAATCTCTTTCATGCATCCGTTATGGCAGCAGTGTGTTGTCGTTTGCTTGGTTTAGTTTGTGAGAGAGAAAAAGAGAGTGAAATGATTTTGTCTCCACCACTACCATAACTCCCCCCAATGTACCATACACTTTAAACTCCGTCAAGCCTTTAGCCACGTTAAGTTCATGCTGAAGCTTTTTAAACTCCGTCAAGCCTTTAGCCACGTTAAGTTCATGCTGAAGCTTTTTAAACTTTACCCTTTTTGTAAAGCTCAAAAAATACAGAGGCGGTTTAGATAACGTTATGGCGACAAGTCATTTGGCGGGTACCCCCCACGAAATATGACCCCCCGGGGGGTGTCTGTAACACTGTACTATATTCGTTTTCGTTGTAAACTCAAGCAATTATTGACGTATGTCGCATAACCTACATTATGTAATGTTTTACAAAAAGCCTGTAACTACAAGGAATATGTATTATGTCCAATGTTCTATGTGCTCTCTATGAATAACAGCCGTCGAGAGACAAGGGGTAGACGTCTTTACACCACTTTAAACCGCTTAAACAGCTACCAAAGCGATAATTTGGCATCATTTTACGCTTTTAGCCAATTGGGGTTTGTGGTTAGTAGCGAATAGTATATAATGTTGCTTGTGAGCGTTAATAGATACTTAGTACGTATTAGTTTTAAACGAGAAGTTAAGGCGCAAGTATGGGTTAAGGCCAGAACCACCAATCAGGCACTAGTCAACGCCTTAAACGCTGTCAAGCATAACCTTAGCCACATAACTAGTGTTTGCATAATAGGCCAACCAATCCCAGTATGCAAACGCAAGCGTAAACAGCAACAAGCTGAACAATTGCCAGAGCGGGCTGAGCGTTATAAAAAACCAAAGCCACCAAAGCCGCCAAGTATTTTCGATATCTAATCCCTTGCACAAAAAAGCCAGTTGTGTTATAATCGCGCGCACACACACGCACGCCCACGCCCACGCACGCCCACGAACAAAAAAGTGTTAAATATATATTTACCCCATTACCCCTATATTATATAAATATATATTTTACTACCCAGATACGTTACTGTAGTTTTTTAAAAATGTTTAAATATTTTTTTTTTAGTTTATTTTACAACGATTATTAAAAAAAACAAAAAATTTATAAAAATCACTGTATTACAGCGTTATGCCTAACTTTCGATATACAAAATAAAATGCTGTATTTTAGCCAATTTTGTGCTGTATTTTGTTAGGCGTAGTACTGTAATACAGTATTACAACATCAGGCGTGCATTTGTAATACAGTATTACAACGCTAGGCGTAGTTTTGTAATACATAAAACAGGCTAAAATACATCATTTTGTTTTTGCCGATTTTTGTATTACAACGCTAGGCGTAAATCCATATATCACGATTTTTCGATTTGACGAGACTGGTCACGGTTGATACTATTGGTTTTGTCGAAGTTTTAGTGGTTTTATAGTTTAAAATGGAGTGAAAGAAAATGGGTAAATATAGTGAGTATTGCAAAAGGCTGAATGATGAATGCGATTGGCTTGCCAGAAACTTTTTGAATGAGACGCACACTGATATATCTATAAAATGGATTGATCACGATTATTATTTTAAAGGCGATAAAAGACAAAGGGATATATATTATGTAAAGATAACAAGAAAAATGACAAAAGGGGAACAGTCATATAGCTTCGAATTTGGGCAATCGCTTGCCAATAGCTCCCCTCATCCTTTTCAAAGAAAAAGACCAACAGAATATGACATATTGGCTTGCTTAACGGCAACTGATCCAGGCCGTCATGAGGAGTTTTGTTGGAATTACGGATATGATGAGGACTCTATTCATGGCCTTGAGCTTTATGAACGTGTCTATGATGAATTCAAAAACTTGAGTAGGCTGTATAGTAGTGAAGAGTTGGCAATGCTAGATGAGATCCGGTAAAAATGATAAAAGTATCTAAAATTAATGGCCGCGTGTGGCTTAAAGTGTTTAATGAGACTGGCTTAGTGTATAGTGATGGCGATTTTGACACCATCAGTGACGCTATGGTTGCCGCGGCTTATTATTTAAATTAATTAATTAAAATAGGAGAAAAAACAAAATGAATATACAAACACATGCTTACAACTTAAAATGCGATTTAAGCGTAAGATTCACAAAGAAAGACGCGCCAGAAACCCTGGAGCAATTGTACAACGCTACAGACGCCGTTGACTTGCGAGAAAAACTGGCCTTGTTATATTCAACGATGACTACAAAACCGGCTGTTAAGAATAATCCGTTGGCATGGGCGGCAACGGCTAGTAATCCAAAGTGTGACCGCAATATGTTTGACAAGATGGTTGTTGCTAACGGCTATGCGATTGGTTGCGACGGGTATCGCATCCACGGCTACAAATTGCCGGCCAGTCAAGCGGCTGATCTTGATGGCCAGTATATCGACGCTAACGGCAACATTTTAGCTATTGAAAAGCGCAACGATTTACCACTTGAGCATATACTCACAATGCTTAATGCCGATACGTACCCGTTAACGGATACTTTTGATATTTCAAAATGTACCGTTGAAGCTGATGAATATAGTTCGGATAAATTCTTCGACTTGGAATTGTTCGGCCAGAAGTGCCGGTTTAACAAAAAGTTTATTGAACAAGCGTTCAACGGCCGGCAAGCTGTCCATGTATGCACGACAACTGAATTCAATGGCCAGCAATCGGTACGGTTTATGTTAAGTGAATCAGAAACCGCTGTTATCATGCCGGTACGCATTAAGTAACAATGACTAATAAACAGATCGCCATACGCATACCGAAAATCAAAAGCCCTGGAGCGTCCGGGGCTAAAGTAGTACCCAATCCGTTAGAAGTCCACACAACTCAAGCAGCTTACCTATACATTGGCCATGAGTTAGTGGCGATACAATTATTTAACGGGCCGGCAGTGTTGCCGGTCAAATGGTGTAGTGGGATGCGTTCAGTTGATATAGTTGCTGAGTTTTTAGTGCAATATGGCCACAACGTCAGGGAGGGCAAGGCCCAGATCGACGAGGCCATTGAGGCGGGTACTATTTTAGTGAAAAATGCAAGGCCGGGCGGACGATTAGCTGTTGAGATCAAGGGCGACATCGCAAAATTTAAAAACAAGGAGAAAAAACAATGAATAAACAAGAGATTTATTTGGATGTAGGAAAAACACAGCCAGTGACTGATTTTGAGGTTGACGAGGATGGCCAAGCTATTATTCGTGAGGGCAGTTGGTACGTTTTTGGCAAGTCAAAAATTAAAGCGTTTGAGGATGCGGAGGTTTGCGCTTGCGACAATGTGGATGTTACGGCGCACGACAATGCGAAGGTTGACGCTTATGACAATGCGGTGGTTGATGCGCGCGGCAAAGTGAGGGTTTATGCGGAAGGGAATTCGCGGGTTTTTGCGTTCGACAATGCGAAAGTTTATGCGTTGGGGTATGCTCGGGTTGTGGCGTCTCAAAGTGCGCGGGTTGTGGCGTTCGACGAGGCGGATGTCGCTGCGCACGACAAGGTGGAGGTGTTTGCGTTCGAAAATGTGGAGGTTTGGGCATACGACGACGCAAGGGTTAATGCGTTCGACAAGGTGGAGGTACAACAATGGATAAACAAAAAATGATTGAGTTATTAAAAACAGACGTACCGGCATGGAACCAATGGCGGGCGGACAACCCCGATGCGGTTATTGATTTATCGGGGGCGAACCTTAGTGGGTTAGACTTGAGAAACGCAGACCTTTTTGACGTAAATTTGTTCGAGGTTAACCTTAGCGGCGCAAAACTTAATCGCGCCATCCTTGATTGGGCATACCATTGCGGCGCAAAACTTACCGGCGCAAACCTGATGTACGTAACCCTTAATTCGGCATATCAGTACCATTCAGACCTTACACGGGCATACCATTACCACGCAAATTGTGCACGGGCATTCTTTGCCGGAGACAACACAAACACGGAGGCAAAATAATGAAAGACTGGACAGGATTTTGGGAGAGCGATACCCACGAATTGAAACAAATTGCTCAAGAGACGGGCGTGACTAGTGATAAGTTTCAAGACATATACGAAACGATGTACCCAAATATACATAAATGGGCATGGTACCATCAAACGCTCAAAGATTTAAGAGAGTTACGAGAGCCCAAACCCACCGCGTATGATATAGCGCATGGTTTAAAAACTACCGAGGACTTAGAGCGTTACGACGACTTACAAGCTGAAATAGACAAACTTCAAGCTGAACTGGACGACTTGTGTCCTCGTTTTGAGTTTTGTACGGGGTATAATACTATAAGTGGCAAGGAGTATATGGGCGGGGTCCGAGTGTTGAGCGTCGGGATGCCCAACTGGTTAAGAAATGTAACCAGCGTACCCCCTTGGTACATTTGTATTTTACGAGTTTTATGTTCGTTTAACCAGTATTTGCTAGAGGAAAGTGGATATGGCCCGGGCGTTGCAATCCCAGTGGAGGGGGAGGAATCGCCTAAATGGTGGAAGTTTTGGGACTATAGCGTTGAGCCGCACGAACCGTGGAGTCCCCCAAACTACGTAAACCGCCTCATAATTGCGTTTAGAACTTATTTAGAGTACCAAGGCATACAGTACCGCCCGTATCTTGACGACGCACATGCGCGTCATTTTAGATTACCCCCAAAAGAGTGCGAGTATAAGGCAGACTTTTAATTTACAAGGGCGACATGGCAAAAAGTAAAAACAAGGAGAAAAAATAATGAATAAACAACACATGGTTACATTTAGAACAGAAGATGTAGTCGCACGACTATTTAAAGCGTATTGTAAAGACAAGGGCGTGACGGTCACATGGGCGTTGTCGGCGTTCATGGCTATGGCAGTGTCCCAAGTTTATGAAGCCGACACAGAGATTGACACAATTTTAGCGAAAAAGATAGCCGGTTCGACTTGTTATCAGCAGGAATTTATGTTACTAATTAGAGACTTGATGGGCGATATGATAACGAAAATGGAGCAAGGGGCCGGGGGCAAGTGACGCCACGTATTGAAACCGCCCAAGTGCGCCAGCCAACGTTTGTTAGGGAAGCTGGCGCGCAAACAAATAAAATGCCGATGGTTGCGATTGAGAACCGCCATTTAGATTGCGTCCATGGTCCGATTATAGTGAGTCCGTTAGATCTTTTTTCGTCGACTGAAGTCACTGGTCGTGAAGTAATTCCAACAAAAACACAAGCGACTCAAACAGATTGTGAAGATTTAAAAAAGCCAGTGGAGTCAAAACAATCCAAGGCGGTGCAAACCGAGTTTACAAGTTTTACGCGTCCGACACATTACCATTTGCCGGAAAATCATTTCGATAAGTATTTGGTCGTCGATTCTTGCGAAGACTTAGATTCCGAACAAATAGCGCAAAAAGCTAGAGCGTTCAATAGAGACTTTTTTACGCGCTATGGGTATTTGTTCCCGATGAAATGTATACTGGAGTATTTTTGTTCAACCCGCAGACAGTCAAACTTATAGGAGAAGTATTTATGAAACCAAACAACATTAAACCGACGGGCATAGCTAAGTACACAAGTTTAAAGTATAAGTATGAACGGGAGGCACGTACTCAGCCAAACTATGGCCAGCCTACGTTCCCCTACACGTACCGTAAAAACGCTCGGGTGAGTTTTCTTGACCAAGTCCAAGTAATCCCCTACCGAGAGCTGGACCCGCCAACGCCTAGACGGGCCCTACGTCAAGAAATCACCCCGCCAACGCCTAGACAGGTTCCGATACCCTATAGTTTGTTGAGCGAAATCCAGTTGCTGTGGATTTTAAGCGCGACCCGCTAATGTTAAATCCACTACCGGCTTACTCAAGCGAACAGAATGCCCAATGGCTGCAGGCGCAATCAAAGTTTACTGCCGCCAACAACGCTGGGCGCGTTGCGGCTAATAACAGTATGAATTTAAATGCTCAGGACGAGCAAGAAAAGCCATATATTAAAAAGAGCAAGCCTAAAAAGCCATTACTATTTAACTACTATGAAACACTTTACAAGCGCGACTAAGTAGTTTATATTTAGATTACCTTATCAATATCAAATCAGGAGAACAGCCAATGACCCGATTAAAGCCGAGTGCGGCATTACTAAAAACCGCTAAAGTTTTTTATGACAACGGACTTATAACCATGCCACTTAAGGGCAAGGTACCCACGGTAAAAAACTGGACGCAGTTAGAGCTTCCAGATGCGTTTGACGCAAACTACTACACAACAAGCTCAGCGGGCTGGGTGATTCGTGAGCCCTATATGGTTATCGATGTGGACGTGCGGCCAGAGATTAATGGAATGGTTAGCCTACAACGGTTAGCCGACGACCTTGGGTTTGATTTTATGTCTAACGCAGGCGTTACGGTGAGCACCCCGACTGGGGGCCTGCATTTGTACTACAAGATCTTCCAAAGCGGCGTTAGCTACAAGAAAAACTTGGCAGCTTACGAAGGGTTGGACTTTTTGCGGGACGGCCACCAAGTATTGATACCCCATAGCGAAACGGAGGCGGGTACGTACCAACTGGATGGCGGCGAGAACAAATTTTCAAACATTGTCGAGATACCGGAAGGCCTACATTTATTATTGATGCAAAAAGATGCGGAAGTGTGTGGGGGTACTGGTTATTTTACGGACAATAAAACAGATAAGCTGCTGTTGACAGGCTACATTAAACAGTTCGGTGTGATTGGCGAGGGCGAGCGCAACAATGCCTTGTATAAAATGGCTTGTCGAGGCTACGATTTAGGGTTGTCGCCCAAGGTGGTATTAGGTATTGTGGCAGACGCGGATTGTTTCTCGCCACCATTAGGTACTAAAGAGCTGGCCACCACGCTTGTGAGCGCATTGAGCGCAAGACAAAACGAGATCGGTTCGCATTCTGTTGAGGAAGCACTGAAAGCCCTAGGCCCTATAGATTCTGGCTGTTCTCCGGGCCAAGGGCTTAATGACGTGCTTCCCCAAGAGAAAGTGGACGCTCAGTTTGATGAAGTGTGCCCGTGGCACGACAAGCTACACAAAACCAAACACGGCACCGTGAGTGCTCAGAATTTTTGTGTCCGAAACTGCGCCATATTTTTAAAGAACATGAAAGAGTTTAAGGGCAAGTTGGGCTACAATGAGTGGAGTCGTGAGACGGTGTGGCTAGGGCCATGTAGTTGGCACGCATTTGATAAAGCGGACTGTATGCCGAACGGTATTTCAGTGACGGACGATGATTTACTATCTATTAAAACATTGTTTAATGACATGGAGTTTGACCCCTTGGTTAACCAGATATACCAAGCCGCTCGGACTGTTGGGTTTGAGAAAAGTTTTCACCCAGTCAAGAAGTGGTTTAGTGAGTTGCCGGAGTGGGACGGTGTGGAGCGGGTACGTGGGTTGTTTCCGAAATATTGCCATTCAGAAGACACTGCATTTAATCGTGAGGTCGGTGAGGTGTTGATGTGTGCGATAGTTAAACGGATTTATGAGCCGGGGTGCAAGTATGATCACATGGTGGTGTTGGTGGGCCCAGAAGAGCAAGGCAAGTCCACCGCCATTAAGGCGTTGTCGGTGTTTAACAGTTGGTTCACGGATTCGCTGGGCGATATTAACAAAACTGGCGATGCCATTCAGCAGATCAAAGGTAAGTTGATTATTGAGGACTCAGAGCTTAATGCTTTTATGAGCCGGTCGAATACGGTGGCGAGTGTTAAGGCGTTTATATCTCGCGAGGTTGACCGAGCACGACTGGCGTATGCGAAGTTGACCGAGGACGTTCCGCGCCAGTGTGTGTTTATGGGCACAACAAACGAGAACCAATTTTTGAATAGCGTTACTGGGAACCGTCGGATATGGCCGGTCGAGGTGTACGACATTGACGTTCCAACGCTTACCGAAGATTTACCGCAGTTGTATGCGGAGGCGTTGGTCGTTTACAAAAAGCGGTACGCTGGGTTAAAAAATGGACTGGTGTTGCAATCGGCAGAAGCGATGGAGCAAGCCAAGAAAGCTCAGACTAGTCGCATTGAAGTGGACGAGCTTGAAAGAGTTATCCAAGAGTGGTTGACTAAAGGCGTGAGAGACGGGTTCCAGTTGAGTGATGTTTGGGACGGTTTAGGTCGAGACATAATACACCTAAGTGTCAAGGAACAAAAGCGTCTGGAGCGTGCGTTGTTGAAGTTGCAGTATAAACGCAGTGATAATGGATTTGTGAAGATTGGAGGTAAAAAATGATTGATAAACTAAGGGGTTCCTGCTTGAAATTTTGCACAAAAGCAAAGGTATTGGACGTAGTGAGATATGATGGGCGTGCGTTGGAGTATGCGAGTTATAAATTAAAAGGTGATCGTGAGGTCGTATTGGAAGCGGTTAAAACGGATGGGTATGCGTTGGTGTATGCGTGGTATGAATTTCGTAATGATCGGGAAGTGGTGTTGTGGGCTGTGTGGGACGACGGGCATATGTTGGCGTATGCAAGTGAGGAATTGCGGAATGATAAAAAGGTTGTGATGGCAGCGGTGAGGCAGAAGTGGAGTGCGTTGCGGTATGCATCTGATGAGTTACAGAATGATAAAGATGTGTTACTGGAAGCATTGAAGTGGAATTGTGATGCGTTGGAGTATGCAAGTGATGAGTTGAAAAGTGAATTAAAAAAGGAGGTAAAAAATGATTAATGAAAACAGTACAAAAGAAGAAGTGTTGGAAGCAGTGAAACAGGATGGGTGGGCATTGTGTTATGCCAGTAAGGAATTGAGGGATGATAAAGAAGTCGTGATGGCAGCGGTGAGGCAGAGTGGTCTTGCGTTGCGGTATGCCAGTGATGCATTGCGATGTGATCGTGAGGTAGTGATGGTAGCGGTTAAGGAAAATGGGAAATCGCTGGCTTATTCGAGTAGGAAATTGCGTAATGATCGTGAGGTTGTACTGGCAGCGGTTGAGCAGAATTGGTATGTGGTGGATTATGCAAGTGATGCATTAAGGTTTGAAATGGCAAAGGGTTGGTTAGAGCGTATGAAACAGGAAATAAAAAATGATTGATGGAAATAGTACAAAGGCAGAGGTTTTAGAAGTTGTTAAACGGTATGGGCTTATGTTGGAGTGTGCGAGTGAGGCATTGCGCGGTGATAAAGACGTGGTGCTGGCGGCGGTGAGGAATGAAGGGGAGGTGTTGTGGGCTGCTAGTGGGGACTTGAGGGGGGATCGTGATGTGGTGATGGAAGCGGTGAAGCAGAATGGGCTTGCGTTGGGGTCTGCTAGTGAGGAATTGAAGTGTGATCGTGAGGTGGTGATGGCAGCAGTGAAGAATTATGGGTATTCGTTGTGTTATGCTAGTGATGACTTGAGGGGGGATCGTGATGTGGTGATGGAAGCGGTGAAGAATTTTGGGTTTGCGTTGCAGTCTGTGAGTGATGAATTTCTGGATGATCGTGAGGTGGTTATGGCAGCGGTTAAGCAGGAGGGGACGGTGTTGGTGTTTGCAAGTGAGGAATTAAGTAGTGATCGTGATGTAGTGACGGCAGCGGTTCAACAGAATGGGAGAGCGTTGGAGCATGCGAGTTCTGAGTTGAAGGGTGATCGTGAGGTGGTGCTGGCAGCAGTGAGGCAGGAGGGGTGGGCGTTACAGTATGCCAGCGAGGAATTGCGGGGTAATCGTGAAGTAGTGCTGGAAGCGGTGAGGCAGAGTGGGGAGGCATTGAAGGCTGCTGGTGAGGCATTGAAGCGTGATCGAGATGTCGTCATGGCCGCGGTGGGTAGCAGTGGGCCTGCGTTGTATTATGCAAGTGAGGAATTGCGTGCTGATCGTGAGGTTGTTCTGGCAGCGGTGGGGAGGAGTGGCTATGCGTTGGAGTATGCAAGTGCTGAATTGCAGGGGGATCGCGAGTTCATCTTGGCAGCGGTTCAACAGAATGGGAGAGCGTTGGAATGTGTTAGTGAGGAATTGCGAATTGAAATAGTGCAATGTTGGGCAGCGAGTATGGAGGTCAAAAATGATTGATATGGTAACTTATTGGCAAGTGGTGTTATTTAGTCTAGTGTATTGGGGTTCGTTGATAGGGGCCTTGTTTTTTGTTTGTTTCGGTCCAAACCTAGATGAAAACGATAGGACTCTAGGCGGAGTATGCTACAACGTTTTAGTCCGTCTTTTACTGGCTGCGGTTGCGTTAGTGGTGTGGTATTACGTCTTCACATTTATTTTATTTTTATTCTTTGAAACATTGGGAGCGTTGTAAGATGAGTGACGATATAAGATCGCATAACATTGGTGCCTCGGACTATTCCAAATATAAAATACAACCATGGGATATTTGGCTTGAGTACAACCTAAACCCATGGGACGCTGATATTGTTAAACGTGTATTACGCACCAAGAAGGGTGAGCGACGACTGGATTATGAAAAAATTATCCATGTGTGTCAGGAACGGATACGCCAACTGGACGCAAGCGAACCGGATAAAGAAAATGAGTAAACCAACTTTAACTTATGACCCCATAACGCAAGAGTATTTTTATGCTTGCAGTCGCGAGGAGAAAGACATACCGAAACAATGCCGGATGAAGTGGTCCGCTGGAAACACAGCTTGGAAAACTAAAGACTGGGCATTGGCCATGAGAGCCGCAGAGCTTTCAGGCATTGGTACCGAGATGTTTAGAGATAAACTTTTACGGCCACCAGCTCGACTAACCCTCCCAGATTTCTTATACGACTACCAGAAGGAAGGCATCCAAACGATTGTGGCTAATAAGAATTTATTGCTGGCCGACGAGCAAGGGCTAGGCAAAACGGTACAAACTATTGAGGCCTTGCGGTACCTAGACGCTCGCCGCATTTTAGTATTGTGTCCGGCATCACTAAAGTATATGTGGCAGGAGCAATTTGACCAATGGTCGGATAACCTACTCACCCAAGTGGTTGCGAATGGCAAGACACAAATTCTATTTACTAACAACGTCGTTATAGCTAACTACGACTTGGTGTCTAAACGGTATATCTATGAGCAGCTACGCGCATGGGCTCCCGATATGGTGATCTATGATGAAGCGCATTACCTTAAAAACCCCACGTCCAAACGGGCTAAGGCGTCGTTTCTACTTGGGGCTAAAGCCAAGCGGCGACTGATGCTTACTGGTACCCCAATGCTTAATCGCCCGATAGAGTTGTATAGCATCCTTCGGTTTTTAAAACGAGAAGCGGTTGAGCCATACGACAATTATAAAAAGTACGGGTATAAGTTTTGTAACGGTAAAGAGGGCCCGTTTGGTTTTGATGTTAAGGGGGCCAGTTGTACCGACGAGTTAAACTACCGACTCAAACGCACCGTCATGTTGCGGCGACTAAAGGCCGATGTGCTTACCGATTTGCCAAGCAAGACGATGCAGATTATTCCCATGGAGCAAACCAAGGACACTAAAAAGATAGTCAAGCAAGAGGGATTGTTCGACGTGAATAAAATCTTAGAGAAACCAGACGCCAACCTTATCGGCGAGATGGCTACTATCCGTCGAGAGCTTGGAGAAGCTAAGCTGCCACAGAGCATTAGCTACATTAAAGATGTAATGGCGAGTGGCGTTGAAAAGGTTGTGGTGTTTGCGTACCACAAGGCCGTATGTGAAGGGTTGTACGAAGCGTTTAAAGAGGAAGGGGCGGTGCTAGTCTATGGCGGTACTGCGTCAACAGATCGCCAACGCTACGTCGATCGGTTTCAAAAAGACGCAGACACTAAAGTATTTATTGGCCAGATACAAGCTGCTGGCACTGGACTCACCCTAACCGCAGCCAGTCACGTGGTATTTGTAGAGAACAGTTGGGTGCCCGGAGAGATGGACCAAGCAGTCGATCGCTGCCACCGCATTGGTCAGAACAATAAAGTAACGGCGCAAGTATTGGTTGTGAAGGATAGCATCGACCATGTTATAATGAGATCAATGTTTTTTAAAAAGAGAAAGATTAAGGAGGTTTTAAAATAATGGAAGTAATTGACCACAGAACGGAGAAACTTAGTAAGATTGTTGGGTTAGAAAAGAACCTAGACATGACGGCTCAATACGCGTCTCGACTCGTTAAACGCTTGGGGGTTGGTAGTAAACACGCGTTCCCGAGCTGTTATAGTTTCGACGCAACGTATGGGTATTTTGTAGCCAAGGACGGCAGCAAGCTCCCGGGCGCACGGGTGCATATACACCACAACCTATTGGACTTATCGGTTGTCGAAAACTGGGGGCTGTCCTACGTTGACGAAATACTAGACCCAAAGAACCGAGCATTAGATGATCTGGTTAAGCGCATGGCAAACTCGTTCAGAGCCGGAGCGACCCGTGTTAGTTGAAAAAGCGAGAAATTTTTCGATTACGTATCATGAAGGGCAGAAGTATAGGGGCTTACCCTACATAGAACACTTGCGTCAAGTGGCCACGTTTTTAATACTAGAGCTTGACATTACCGATGTAGACGCTGTTGCGGCTGCCTACCTTCATGACATAGTAGAGGACACTCAATGTACTGCGGAACTGCTTGATAGAGAGTTCAATCAGTGTATCAATACGATAGTTAAAGCGGTGACCCGAGACCCGCACGAAACCAGTGAATACTATATTGGTAAAATTCGCAATGCCGGTCGTTACGCCATGGCAGTAAAAACAGCAGACCGAGTGTGTAATTTAAAAAACTTAATACTAGATGCTGAGGAAGGTGAGCTAAAACTAAAACTACTAGAGCGATACGAACGCGAGCTCGAACCGATACAAACGTATTTTCCTGCCGAATTCGTAGCGCATATCAAGGGGGCACATGGGCATTTGAGGAGCGTACTATGAGCGCACATTCACTATTCGGCGCATCAGCCGCACACATTTGGACTAACTGTACGGCGCAGCCATGCTTGGCTTCACAAGCTAAAACATTTGAGGAGTCAAGCGATTATGCTAACGAAGGAACCACGGCGCATAATATAGCCGCCGAGATTTTAAAAGACGTGTTACCACTGAAGTCGGTCGGTACCTTGCCCGACGAGATGATCGACGCCATTATGATGTACGTGAACTACGTCCTGCGACACGTTAAGAAAACCAGTAAGCTATATGTAGAGCAACGTATCCGACTCGACTCCATAGACGGTGGTCACTTTTTTGGCACGGCAGATGCTATTGTTTCGTCCAAGACAACCCTAACGGTTATCGATTTTAAATACGGCCAAGGCATTAGTGTGCAACCCGAGAACAACCCCCAACTGCTTTACTATTTGTTGGGCGCAATAGAGCTTGAAGGGCTGGACATTATGTGCGGTAAAAAGTTTTATGTATCTATCGTTCAGCCACGGATGGACAGCGATCCAATTCGTAAAGTTGAAGTGCCGGCTCGATCGTTGATTGCGTTCCAAGCGTTTCTCGAAGGAAGGTACGAGAAGGTAAAAGAAGACCCAGAATACAGCCAAGGCCCATGGTGCCAGTTTTGTAAAGTTAAAGGCGTATGCCCAGAGCTTAAACGCATTAGCAACGTCACAACTAAAACTGATATTGAAGGTGATGTTACGTCGTTGCCGGAGGTCGAGCAGTTGAACATGGAAACGATTAGCAAGGTACTAGAAAACGCCAGTGCTATAAAGAAGTGGTTGACAGCGGTTGAAGCCTATGGTTATAATCTAGCTTTAGAAGGTTGTGAGATTCCGAGACATAAATTAGTATTAGGTGGCCGAGCCACCCGCAAATGGATTAATGAGAGTAAAGTTGCAGAAGAATTACAAAGCAAATACGGCCTCGACATTTTCGATATTAAACTCAAGTCCCCAGCCAAGATGGAAAAGTTAGTCGATGACAAGGAGGTTGTGCAACAATATGTTATGGTGCCAGAGAAAAAACCAGTACTGGTTTCGGACACCGATAAAAGAGAGCCTTATAATTTAGGCAACGAGTTAACAAGTTTATTAGATCAAGGAGATTAAAATGGCAAAACAAAGTTACAAGAACAACGTGGTCACCCCAGTGGGTAAACTATCGTACCCTTATTTAGTAGATAAACTAAGTACTCAAATCGACGGCCGAGTTATCGAGAAATGGTGTGTCGATTTGTTGTTCGCTAAAGATACCGACCTATCAGCTTTAAACAAAATCATTAAAGATTTAATCAAAGAACAATGGCCAAAAGCAACACCCGAGTTGGTGAAGAAGATTCGAGTACCCTTTAAAGACGGCAACGCAAACCTCGATAAAGAGGGTGAGATCAAGCCCGGGTACGAAGATATGATCTATGTTTCACTTGACACTAAGAATCAAGCACCACTTTTAAAAAACGCTAAGGGCGAGCTTATGACCCCAGAGGAGGGACGCAATGAGTTGTACGGTGGGTGTTACGGTCGCGCGTTAGTTAACGCCGGAACGTACGATCACCTCGGCAATAAAGGCGTTAAGTTTTATTTAGCCGCTGTCCAAAAACACCGAGACGGTGAGCCAATGGGCGACGGTAAAACGACGTCATCCCAAGTCGATAAACTTATGGAAGCGTTTGACGATCAAGAGGTCACAACAGACAACTCAGATTTGTTGAGCTAGGGCGCACTCATGCTATATATCGACTTCGAAACAAGGTCGTATTGCGACCTAACAGCCAGTGGTTCGTGGCGATACGCACAAGACCCAACTACAGAGATCTTGTGCATGGCCTACGCTTTCTCAGATACGGAGCCTAACCTAGTAATAGGCTCCGAGCTGCCAGATATAGTAGCCTTGCACATTGATATGGGTGGGATCGTTGAGGCGCACAATGCCATGTTTGAGCGAGCACTATGGGAATCTATATGCGTAAAGAAATACGGATGGCCAGAGATAAAGCCAGAGCAATGGCGATGCTCCGCAGCATTGTGCGCCCGATGGGGCGTGCCCCGAGATTTGAAGACAGCCCCCATGGCCCTAGGGCTACAAGAAAATAAAGACACCGAAGGCCGGGCTATTATGCTTCAACTGAGTAAACCCCGAAAGACTAAAGACGGGCTTACTTATCTCGAGGACGATACTAAACTCAAGAAGCTGTACGACTACTGTCTCCAAGACGTTCGTACCGAACGAGCAATCAGCCACAACTTTACCCAAGACTTTGGGTTTGAGAAAAAAGTGTGGGCATTAGACCAGCGGGTCAATTACCGTGGCGTACCGGTTGACCGGCAAGGCGTAGAGAACGCGCTAGAGCTACTCGCCCTATACGCTGAACAGCTTGACGCCGAAGCCAAGGCGTTGACTGGGGGGATCGCAGTGAGCCAACGAGATAAATTAATCGAGTGGGCCAACGAGCGCAGTGTCGGTTTGCAATCCTTGACTAAAGAAGCCGTGGCCGATTGTCTCAACTGGGTTCAAGATAAAGAAGTAAAACGAGTGTTGGAGATTCGTTCGCAATATAAAACGTCCACGGCCAAGTACCAACGGCTGTTATCCAGTATGTCAGAAGGCGATCGTATCCGAGATGCGTTTGTTTACTATGGCGCACTAACCGGACGATGGGCTGGCCGCTTGGTTCAGTTCCAAAATTTACCAAAAGGTTCCGTCGCGTCCGATCAGATCGACGACGTGGTGGATTCTGTGGTTAAAAAGGATATTGCCAAAATAAACGCACACGAGGTTGCCCCTATGTTGCAATTATCTAGTTGCATTAGGGGCATGATAGCGTCGCCCAAAGGGAAGTCCCTATATGTGGCGGATTTCGCCGCTATTGAAGCTCGGGTTGTTTCGTGGCTTGCGAATTGTAATTTAGCGTTAGATCAATTTAAAAAAGGAGATGATTTGTATGTTACCATGGCCGCCAAAATATATAACGTTACTGAAACCGAGATTACCAAAGCCCAGAGGCAATTGGGTAAGGCTGCTATTCTCGGTGCTGGTTATGGCATGGGCCATAAAACCTTTCACCGGACTTGCGCGTCGTGGGGAATGGAAGTCTCGGAGGAGTTAGCTCAGTCCGCCATTGCCACGTACCGCTCAGTGTATAGTGAGATCCGGGATTTGTGGAGACACACTGAGCTGGCTGCTACCAACGCCATTCGGTATGGTAAGCCGGTGACCGTGGGGAAGGTCACATGGTTTATGCACGAGGGCAATTTACACTGTAAGCTACCGAGCGGTCGGAGCTTGACGTATCGTAAAGCTCGACTCAAAGCCAAAGAAACCCCATGGGGTGGCGAGAGCTATGAGATACTATACTATGGTTCCCGAGAGAAGGGAGCCAAGTGGGTTGAGATAGATACTTACGGTGGGAAGCTGGTGGAGAATATTACACAAGCCATTGCCCGAGACTTGTTAGCCGAAGCTATGTTTAGGCTAGAGGATGCAGGGTATGATATAGTCATGCACGTACATGACGAGGTAGTCTGTGAGGTTCCCGACAAAGAAAACCGAGCGTTGTCAGAGTATGAAGCTATCATGGCTCAGGTGCCTGCGTGGGCGGAGGGTATGCCCATTGACGTCGAAGGTTGGGTCGGTAAGAGATTTAAAAAATGAGGATGCCTAGCCCTATCCGCAATCTAATGTTTAGGCTTAAAAGCGGTTTTCGATTGCTTAAACAATTGCGTACAACTCTCCCGATTACAGAGACGGTTTCCGTTCGCCAATTAAAAGCTGGTCGTGAACAGATGTACACGCGATCAGAAAGCTTTTATCCGTACGGCCTTTATAATTCGTTCCGCTTCTTGAAAGTCCCCGGTAATATGTCTTTTTTAGCTCGCGGGATCGCATTATTTTATTACGGATTCGCAACCGAGTATTACGCACAGTATTACCGCCACTCAGAATTGCATATGTGTAAGGTTGAAGATGCGACGCGCGCCCTAAACAAGCTTTTTAATTTAGATCAAAAATTCCGTAAATACTTTAAGAAATAGTCAAACTGTGGTATACTATAAGTACGCATTTGATAGCTATGCTGTCTATGCCTTGATAAAATATACTATCGAATGTGTACCACAGGCCCAATACCATTTAACAAAAAAAATAATTACTTAAACATTTGATTGGGCCTTACAATTTACTATGACAAACAAACACTCTATTATTGCACTGGATCTAGGAACCACTTGCGGGTGGGCAGTTAAACACAATAACCGTACGTACTCCGGCGTATTTAAACTGGCCCCCAGTCGGTTCGACTCTTACGACCAACGGTTTATTACGTTTCGTAAAAGCCTACAAGAGCTAATAGCAAAACGGTTTAAAGGGGCGGATCTCAGTACCGTACAAGTGTTCTATGAAGAAGTGAGGCAGTCCCAAGCCCCCGATGCAGCCCACATGTATGGCGGCTACAAAACCGTGTTAACGTGTTTTTGTTTAGAGCATGGCCTATCGTATAAGGGCGTAGGCGTAAAGACGATTAAAAAGTTTATTACTGGCACTGGCTCGGCTGGCAAAGATAAAGTCATAGACAGTGTACGTAAGCTAGGCCATTACCCAGAAGACGACAACGAAGCCGATGCCATCTCCATCTTGTACTACGGACTAGACTATTTGTCGTAGCGTTTAACTAGCCCAGTCGCAAGCATGATTTCGCTGAGACTAACATTGTCGATATAGACGTCCGCCACTATTCTAAAATACTTTCCTCGCTGAACGTTTCTTAATTCAATACGTTGCGCGTTCTCTAATAGATCTCTTAATTGGTCGCGAGCCGCAATAGCATCCGCCTTATTTGTAGCCCCCCGAAGCTCAATAGCATCGTACCCCGCTGGACGAATAGAAATGTTTTTACAAAAAATATCGGGGGCACAGTTTAAATTCACTTTAAACGTATCGCCGTCGTACACACTGGTCACGTTAACGACTTGCAAGGGTGTTGGTTCGGACAGAGCGAAAGGACTAAACCCCAATATCGTAATGACCATAGCAAAAATTAAATAAGCCAAGTCTGTTTTCATTAGACAACTTCCAATTTAAAACCAGTCGGATAGGTTGCCAGTAGCCTATTAAGCGTATTGGTGGAATACGACACCGCCAATTGACGGGGGTGCCCCATAAACTCCCATTCTTTACCAACGAGTATACAACCCTCAGTATCGGTGACGTAATTACCGGCGTGAATAAGTATACCGGATCGCCCCGGTACACTCAACACAACAAAGGCCGATGGATACTTGACGCTTGTGTAGTCAGTCACAACGTAGTTTCCGCACGGTATACACGAGATGTTTCTCTGGTTCCGGTCCCAAGGTAGCTCCAAAGTCTTACACACCTGCTCCCCATCCGAAGTGCGTATCGTTCCGAGTATACCTCGATTACTTTCTATCTCTCGATTAAGAGTTAGCAAAGGGGTCATTTTGCGCCTTGTCAAAATTACAAGCAACGAGATTAACTAAGCCCATAAGAGTTTTAAAGTTTCTATCTTTAACTGCTGAGGACACCGTGGATGCAATGGCTGCTCCCCCAGTAATGGCCAAAGCCAATCCTTGTGGGTCGTCTAGGTAGCTAATGCTAACCCCAAGCGAACCCGCACCCGAGGCGGCGAGTAAAACTTTGTATAGCGTTTTAAAAAATTTAGTCATAGGTATCTCCTTATTTATAATATAATGCGCTTATAAGCGCGCCAATAACGCTCAGTAATCCAGTAATAAAAGTTGCGTTAAGCCGCAACATAATGGTTTTAACGTTCTTTCTATGTTCGTCCAGTAGCTGAGTCATGTGTGTCAATTCCCTACTTATCTCCGCAACGCGGACTTCAAGTTTATGCGCTCGTTCTGATACATCATCCAATTTGCGTTTGTCGTAGGCGTCCACACACAGGTATTATGACACGCGTTCGGTAGTTTTGTCCATAGACGAGTGCGTGTTTTTTTGGCTAATTTAATGAATCCAATAGAGTTTGTATCTCTGTTTTTTCACTTTCGTCGGCTACTTCTTCGTAGTGCGGGTTAGATATAAGAAACGTAATCGCCTTTTTTAAATTTTCTTTTAAGGTAGTTAACTCAGATTTGTGTTTAATTCCGATATTATCTAAGGCATCGCGCACGTTTAGCATATTGTTATAAGCGTTTAGTAATTCTTGGTTGTCTTTTATGTTTTTAATTGTCATTAGTTGTTTGCTCCTTGGTGCTGTTCACCTTATATTCTACACCGTATTTAGTAAATTCGTCTACTGCTAATTTATCTTTCCGATCGCCAAAGATCAAAATATTGTAGGTACCCGACTGCTCGCATACTATTTTTGCCCGCTTGCCTCCATCGATTACCTCGCCCCATGCTCGCCCAAAATGCTTAAATGGGTTAGCCCACACTAAACTGTCTTTGTTTAAATGTTCAAAGTAATCGGGCAAGTCTATGTAGTTCTCGCCTTCACGGCACTCAAGCTGGTACTTGTATATATTACCCCCTGCACTTGGTGTTTCCACAAAGTAATGACGCAACCGGTGTGTGTCGGTTTTTGCTGGGTCTGGGTGTGCAATGTCAAATGAACCTGAGCCTTTGGACATCGCCCCCGTAACATTTAAACTACCGTAAATGTAGGTGTTCTTTGTACCTCCGCCGTGAATGTTAAATCGCATGATTAAATCGTCACCATTCCACCCGTGGGGTACGTGAATATCCATTGCCCCATTGACAGTTGAGTATCCGCCCCCGGAGCTTCCATACGCATAGCCATAATACCGCATCCAATTATAAGTTCCGGTTCTAAACCCAGAATTTCTACGAACCTTAATGTGCTCATCTAGCACTATATGGCTTAATTCAGAAGTTCCCCCAGCATCAAGGTATCTTGACGAATTGTTTGAGTCAACAAATCGGGGGCAATGAAAAAAACCGTCATTAAGATCAAACCAACTCCATTCACCACCCATTTGATCCCACCCACCTGAAAAATCATCGGATTGGTTATTTAGATGGGGTAAAAAATAAGCTCGATTACTATTTACATGAATAGTAAATTCACGATTGCTGTCCGTATCATTAAAATGAATTGACGGGCTAGTGCCTCGGATATTAATTCCATCGTCACACTCAAAGCTGCCGTCAATTATAAAATCACCATTCTGACTCATTCTTGCCATTTGGGAATTATCGTTTCGAAACAGAATGTCACCGTCCCCAAGTGCATTAATAAATGTGTGAGAGTTTGTTCCAAACAAGAATCTATAATCATTTTCCCCATTGACCCAAACACCCCCATACCCTGTATACGACGGATGTTGCCCTATACTCACATCAACGTTAGACGTTGTCCCTGCCCTAATATTACCCAGCACCTGTAAACGCTCGCTAGGCTGATTTGTACCCACCCCGACTTTTCGAGTATAGGTATTTACAGCAAGGTCAACATTTCCATCGTGGTCTAAAAATTGAATTACACCGTCATTCGATTGCTTGATGTTAAAAGTCGATCCCCCTGTTGCGTACATCGTCAAACGATCGGTTGTGTTTGTTCCCTCTTTTGCTCTAAATCTCAACCCCCCAGCTTCGTTGTTTACGCCTTCAATTACAGCCTTTGTAGCTGGCGCACTATTTCCAATACCGACATTCCCGCCTGTATCTTGTAATATGACTGTACCACTTGAATTTCCAGAGCGTATGTACCAATCAGCGTTAGACCCTGCGTGTATATATGATCCGTTAGGTGTATTTGATTTGGTGGTTTGTAACGCCATGGTATTTCCGGAACCACCTATTAGATCAAATTTTGAAGATGGCGCAAATGTTCCTATACCGACATCTCCTGCGTCCGATAGTGTAATTCCTTGGGTTCCTGAATCGTCTAATATTGATATTCCAGCATTACTTCTGGCACGAATCCCCTCTGTCGCTAAATGCTGCCCGCTGTTTTGGGTAAATGAATCTCTCGGGTCCACTCCCCCAGCATTAGCGTCTACGTAGTCCTTAATTGCTTTAGCACTAGCTAACGTATCGTCGTTTGCGCTTACGCTTGATAAATCTGTATCTAATACCCCCGGTTTTAGATTATCAGCTTCTAAGTTGCTGACCGTTGTATTGTCGGCGTCTACGGTAGGTAGGCGAGATTCCGGTATCGTACCGCTTGTGAGATTCGTAGCGTCTTGGCGTTTAGTATCCAATTCGTCAATGGCTGCTTTGACGGTGCCCGATGATAGCGACGAGTCGGCGTTATTGTAAATCACCTTGTTTGCTTCAATACCGTCCGCAAACACCCACGCCGCGCCATCCCACCGGTAAAGCCCTTTGATTTTTCGGTTAATGCCGATAACGCCTGTGGTTGTCTTTACAGCAAATAAATCGCCTAACTCACCGGTGGTCGGTAAATCCGCAAACGCGTTAACTTGCCCCTTGATCGGGGAGTCCGCCCCAACAAATAAATCCTCTAGCACTATACTACCTCCGAAACGCGTACGCTAAACGTTATACTTGTTGACGCATTAGTGACGATGTTAATTCCTAACGCTACCATTGGAGCCGACGTCGCTTTAATCCACACGTTTCCAGTGACACCGGCTAACACGTTGGTCGCAATCGTGTCTCGAATTTGTGGGGTCGTTGAAATCAATACCGCTTCCAAGTTTATGTTATCTGACGACGACCCACCCTCAATACGCACGGTCGCTCGCGCGTTACCTTGCAAGTAAATAAGCGGTTGCTGCCCCGTCTCGGTTGTGTAAGTCTGTATAATGTCCCGAGAATAGTGCGCCATTAATCAGCCCAGTGTTTGTCGTCGGCGCAATCAAACGTCTCTAATTGCTTCACCGTATATTTTGCAATTTTTAACTCGAGCGCGTTTGACTTCACCCGTATGTTTTCAATAAACGTCACCATGTCTCGGTATGCGTCTTGCTCAAACGCTTGAGCGTAAATTAAGTTAAGCTGCTTTGTGATCGGGTAAATCGCTGTGATCCGGCGATACGCTTCTTGTTTGATACCTTGACAGTAGTGTTGCCGGACCTCTTCGATAAAAAACTGCTTTTCTAAAACTGTTGAAAACTCATTAATTGGGTTAAGTGCGTACAACTCTTGTTTTAATTGGTCTGTTAATTCCAAAAGCTCAACAGCGTTATCCCCACCAATGTCTTGATTGGCAGAGACAATGTATTGATTTTGGATA